CGTTGATAGTTTTCAAGATATTTTTTAAAATATGAGCTGCGTAGTTTTCGCAGCTCAATATTCATGTATTCTAAGATTGCTTCAATCTCTTGAAGTTGGTTAAATCGGTGTTCAACAATGCCTGGCATTGTTGCTGCTTGTTTTTCAACATTTCCAATAAGTTTGACTTCTGTTTTAGCAGTTGCTAATTCAGCTTCAAAATATTGTATTGCAGCAGGTATCTGACCGATATCTCTGCTTACACTGCTGTACCACCCCATATATTAATCCCAGTCATCGTCTTCGTAATCGCCGTCGTCGTCTAAATAATATTGAATTGCGCTGTCTAGATCTTTGTCATTGCCTAAAGCTTCTTTTAAAGTAATATCGTCAACGCCATAGTCAGCCAGCAGATCAATAAACTTTTCTGCTGCTATTTCTACTTGTTTTTTGTCTAAGTTTGGTTTAAACAAGTTCCAGATATCAACAATCTGATCTTCATTCATTCTCGGTTAACTCCTCGTTATGATCAATCACAACTTCTTCGTCGGTTGCGTTAGCGATATTTACCATTTGTGCTTCTTTTGCCGGTAAATCGGCCATGATCATTTCGAGTAGTTCACCTGTCCAGTTCTTACGATATTCTAGTGTTTCATTTCCATCGCTATCAATATACTTGTAGCGATTGCCTTGTTTTTCAAGTAATCCTTTTGCTTCTAACAAATCAAACATACCTGAATATGGATCCATTCCTGTTTCATACGGAATCTTAACTTGTACTGCTTCAAATGGTTTAGCATAACGTGTTTTCATAACTTTACACGCTGCTCTAATACCATTTACTGTGCTGGTTTTGTTGCCTTCTGCATCTTCTTTTAGTTTTAGTTTTTTCATTGCTACAACCATAGAACTTGCATACACAAAGCCACTGCCACCTGAAATCTTATCGTCAGGATCAAACATATCTTGCGATGCATATGTGTGGTTAGTAACACACATACCTACGTTGTATGAACCAAACATATTAACACAGTTAGTTACAAGTGCTTTTAGTGCCTTAGCCTTACGACCCATGTCACCTTTCATGTCACCTGCTTCAAACTGATTAACTTCAGTTGGTGACATAAGCATACCTAATGAGTCAACTACAAACAATACTTTAGGACGATCTGCTTCATCCATAGAACGATAATCATCCATGAACGTACTAATAGTTTTAGCAACATCGTCAATCATTGCCATGTTAAGTTTAAGTAACTTATCGTCACTACAATCAACACCTAATGCTTCTAGCCATGTTTGGTCTAATGCATTTTCACTGTCAATAAGCACAACAAAGATACCTTGTTCTTGTGCTGACTTTACAATGTTACCAGACACAATGTAAGATTTACCTGCACCAGATTCGCCTGCAAATACACTTACTTTGCCTAGTGGAACACCTTTGCGGAAATTACCGCTGAGTAGATAGTTAAGTGCATAGTTGCCTGTGCTGATCCAATCTTGTGGATCATTAAAGCCTGCACTCATACCTTTAATAGATTTTGTTAATGAGTTTCGAAACTTTGAAGGATCGAATGCTTTAGTAGCCATACATATCTCCTATTCTAAAAAGCAAAGGAAAGGGCCGAAGCCCTTTCTATTATTGATTTTGGCGTGCTCTGATCATTGCAAGAATGTCTTGTGCACCACCGGCTGGCGCTGCTTCTGCCGCTGCTTCTTCGTTTGATTTAAAAGGAATATCATCTTCAACTGCTGCTGGAGCAGGAGCAGGTGCAGGTGCTGCTGATTGCGGAGCAGGTGTCGGCGTTGATGCTGCTACTGGATCACCAGTTTTTGCTTGCATACCTGCTGGGCGGAAGTATTGACTCCAACGATCAGAATCATATGCTTCACCATCTACACTTGCTTCAAACATTTCAGTAAGAACTTTTAGTTCTACTTCGCCTGGCTTTTTAGGTAGGAAGTCATTTAAGTTAAACAATCCATGATTGTTAACTGCTGACATCTCTGCGTCACCTAGTGGACGCTCTCTACGAGCCCAGTTACTTGCGCCGTAGTCTGCGTAACCACCTTTGGAACCTTTTGACAAACGGAAATCAACACCCGCAGTATAATCTGTTGGTAGTTCTTCCATGTCTGGATCCATAAGTGCTGCTTTGATTAGTTGGAAGATTTGTGGACCAATAATGAATCTACGAATTGGATTCTCTGGTTGTGAATCTTCTTTTAGTGGATCATCAACAACAAAGCCTTGGAAGATGTAAGAACGTTTTTTCCAATACTTACGACCCATATCTTCTAGACTTGGATCTTTGAACCAGCCACGCACCTCTGAAAGGATTGGACATGATTCGCCATACATTTCCATGCATGGAACTTGTACTTGTACTGGACGTGAATCTGTTTCACCTTTCACACCAGCAAATGGAAGTTTAATCATCAAACGTTCTTTCCAAAAGAAAGTGTTTGAATCGTCGCCGTCAGGCAAAAAGCGTAACGTTGCTGTATCGCCTTCTTTCATATTCCAAAATGGGTAAATTGCGTTATCGCCGCCGCCGGTGCTTGTACCAGCTGTACGATTTTCTTGTTCTTTGAGCTTTGCTCTGATTTCTGCTAATGATGCCATAGTTATGCCTCCTTATATTGCCTATGTTCTATGTGCCTTTTATGTGTAGCACATGTTTATTATACTACACAATATTATTTATCTTGTCAACAAGAATTTCCAATCTTTTTCATTTTTATCAAATTTTACAAAAGGTTGTCTATTGATTGTAAAAAGTTTTTCATTCTTGTGATATGATAAGTTCCAAACTTTTTTATATTCCGGTTGCATAGCTCTATTTGTAACAAAGTTAATACCCGGCTGTGTATATGTTATAGTAACCTTTCCTAGCTTGTCAATATTCATAAGTTTTTCCCATTTTTCTTGAGGTGTATTGTGAAAAAAATGCATTTTTGTTAAAGTACAATATGTGTCAAACAGACTTGGTGTACTTTCTAAACACTTGTTCGCATCTAGTAAAAATGTAAGTAAACAGTTATCTCTTTGATAATCGAGCATTGCCATTCTAAAAAACCCCGGATGTATATCAAGCATTGAATGATTTGGAGAAATTGTTATAGGAGAATAATACTCATTGACTTGCGTATGAAAAAAATAATGTAACTTTGATATTTGCCATAATGGATCGTCATCAACCCAAGTGCCGCTTCTATTATCTATAGTTTTTTCATGATAATCGTGATTTATTAAATTGTTTTCTATTTGAGCAGCTAATGCTGTAAGAACATCAAACCGATGCCGTTTAGGTGTCCATTTGTTAGGTATATTGTCTAAAAATCTTTTTTTTGTTATTTTAAATAAAACTAAATCATTGTTTTTTAACGCTTGTTTTAGCGCACTGTAAGAATAGGGAATTTTACTACCAGCATACATGTAAAAAGGGGGCTTATCTATTTGTTTATGATAAGCCCGCTAATGCCTTTACTCGTTCTGTTTCTGGATATCTTGATTGTGCTATTTCTTCAGCCTGACGTTGCGCAACCATTGATTCTACTTTTTGCATAAACTTAGCAGCTGGTTCTACATATTGCGGACCATAATCTTTTTCTACCATAGTAAGAACTGCTGTTTCGCCTTTAGGAAATGTTCCGTTTTCTCTATCAAAGTAAGATAGAATGAACTCTCCGATTGGTGTTTTTTCTTTTTTTGGTTGTTGTGGTTGATCCATTGGTTCCATGCCTTGTGGGCCTACTTTTACATCCATTGTGTCGTCGTCTGATTCAAGTGCATCAGGTACTCCGTTGCCATTTTTGTCAACCCACCACGATCCTGTTTCATCATGTGAATCGTGTGGACAATCGCAACCTTCTTTACAGTTATGCATTTGGCATCCACAATCTTTGCAATGATAGTTTTGATATCCTGCCATATGTCCTTCGTTTATGTCTGAAAACTGTCCCATTAACTTTTCTATTGCTGTTTCAAACATATCATTTAATGTTTCTTCGATGTTATTAAATGTTGTATTTTTCTTTTTTTCTATACTTTGTATATTCAAGTTGTCAGGGCCTATTTCTTCTATTATGCCGTTGCCTATCAAGTTATATATGTATGGAAACACATCTTTTAGTTCTTCGTTAAACTGTTTAACTGTAAGTTGTTCTACCCATGCATCTTCAATGTCTGTTGGTACATCTTCTAATACTGGTGAAACAAAGTTTTCAAATGTTTCTTTGTAGTAAGTATATTTTTGTAGGTTTGCAATTTCTTTTTTTACGTCTTTTACTCTGTTATTTACAATATCCATATACTCGCTTAATGCTTCTGCCATAACACTTTTGCGATTCATATATGTTTTGAATTTTCCTAAACTTGCAAGCTCTTCGCTTAATCCTGTAATATATCTACCAAAATCATCAAACGCATGACCACCTTCACTTACATGTAAAGCTAATGCTCTAGCACCTTGTAAATGTTTTACTGGATATTTAAACTTTTCACCTTCTGGGGTTTCTACAAATATAGATGAAATATTTTTTAATCTATTTTCGCCTTCTCCAATAGGTGCAGAATGTTTTATTGTAACTTTTGCATTGCCTATTTTTTGAAAACTAGTTTTATTTGTACCATAAATTTTTGATTCTGCCATAGGATTTTCCTCGTTGCGATTTGTTGATAGATAGTTGTAATCTCTTTTTGATAAGTTTGATTTGTTTATATCTCTTACATCAAACTTTAACATTCTTTTTTTTGCAAAGAATCTAAGTTCTTTTAAAAAGTTATACCAGTTGTCTTGAGAGCTTTCTGCTTGATTATCTACAAAATCTCTAGCTACAATAACAGCTAATCCTTCTTTTGGATCTAAACTAACACTAACTTTTCCTAATGATACACTGTCTGCAACAAAATCAAAATCAAAGTATCTAGCTTCTTCTGGAACATTTGTAACCTGTCCATTTTCATCACCAATTGTTACGCTTTCAAAGCGTCCTCTAATCTTGTTAAAAAGATCTCTTGATATTACGTCAAACTTATTCATATAGTTATTTATCAATAATTACTACTTACAAAGATAGGCATTGGCATATCGTAACTATCTTCGGCTTCAATCTGAACAAAAGTATTATATATTTTTGGATCCCAATCTTTCATAACACTAATCATCCTTAATGCTAATAGAACAGCACTTATTAAATCGTCGTGAGCACCGGGCTTTGCTTGGTAACTACTTCCTGTTGCAACAAAACCTTTAAGTTCAGAAATAAGTGGTTTACTTCTAATAACCATTTTATCGTTTTCTACCATAGTTTTAAGTCTTGCACATGCAGTCACTTTACTACTATGTGTTGTATTAAATCCTTTGCGGAATTTACGAACATGTCCTTTTCGCATTGGTTCACTTATAAACATACCAGGTATATTTTCTTCGCCAAAATCATTAATAACAATAAGTGCAGCTTCACCTAGTCCATTGTTTTCTACACTCCAATATAAGCCGTTGTCACTACCACGCTCATCTCTAAGATACTTGCATATATCTCTTAGTACTCTTACTTGTCCTGGTATACCTGTTGTGTTATGTTGCCACTCAGCAACTTGTTCGTATGTAGGCAATTCTATAACTTGTATTGCAGAAAAATCGCCACCGGTGCCCATACTAGGGTCTAGTGCAACTGCATAGTTATACTTAGGATTTGGTTTTTTATACCATCTTGTTTGTCCATGACTTATTAAAGGAGATACTCCTTCCAAGACAGCAAGTTTTAAACTATTAATCAAAGTTTCATCATAAACTAAAAACTCACAACCGTATTCACGTCTAAACTTTTCTTCGCCGATGCGTCCAATTTCTTCCTTTTTCCATTTTTCGTCTCGATCAGGATGTTGCCACCAATCTGCTCTAAATGAATGAAAGCCATTTATGCCAACTTCATTTTCATTACCATATTCGTCAAATTTGTCTTCAGCTTGCTTCCATATAGTTGCAAATGTATCCTCATCAGAGTTAGGTGTACTTGTAATAATAGCACGACCACCAGTTGCTAGTGTAGGTGATATTGAAGTCCAAAACTCTTCCGCAATATTAGGTTGCACAAACGCAAACTCGTCACAGTATAGTAGCGAGATAGACAAACCACGTCCTGTGTTGCCCGTTGTTGTTTGACTTATAATACGTGAGCCATTTTCAAACTCTATGCTACCTTTGTTGTAACTTGTAACACCTGCTCTAATATAATCTGGACAAGTTTCATATACATATCGTATACGTTGCATGATTTCTTGAGCACCTGTGTATTTGTGAGCAGCAATAAGAATAGTTTGATCTGGATTAAACATTGCATACCAACACAAATAGATACTAGCACAAGTTGTTTTACCTGTTTGTCTCGGCATCATGTTGATATTAAATCTATATCTATGATATGATTCTAATAATCCAAGTTGATAATCATAGGGATCAAAAAGTAGTTTACCTTTTACAGGATGTTGTATGTTTGCAAAATGTTTTGCAAAGTACAAATAACCAGTATCGGTATTCATACAGGCAAGAAGATCTTGTACTTGATCTTCGGTAAATGTTTCTTGTTTGTTGGCTTTTTTTATTAATACGCCGTCTAATGACTTACTCATAAAGTATTTACTCAAAAAAATAGCGCCTGCGGGCGCTATTGAGTTCTGGGGGAATTACATTTTTACGCAGTTATCCACACGCTTGCCACCTTTCATTTTGGTGCCCATGCGCTTGTAGCCTTTCCAGCATACTTTGCCGTCTACGCCTTTTTGTTTTTCTTCTGGCAGTGTAGTGTAGCTAGGCTTTCCACACTCACTGCATGTCGACTTTTTTTCGTTTAAAGCTGCCCATAAACGATCTTTGATAGATGCTGTTTCCACAGCTGGATCTTTTACACGAATTGCTTTCATGTCTTTTTGACGATGCAAGTCATCACCGCTTGGAAGCATATCCGGTGTGTCCATATATTCTTCTTCTGGCTCGTTAGCATATGCTTCGTCCATATCTCCCATATAATCTTCAATATATTCTTGAGCCCTCTGCATTATCATGTCAAACTTATCACTGCCGCCATCTTGATCAGCCATAGCATCTGCCATTTCTCCGGCAGCATCCTCTATATTACCTTGTTTGATTAATGCACCTACTTTAGCAACGTCAGGTTCGCCATAGTACATCATATCTGTATCCATTTCGTCTACAAACTTAGCAATCATTGACGCAACTTTAGGATCAGCATCTTCTTCAATACTTTCTTCTGGAGCAGGCATCATAGGTGCATCTTGCACATTATTTACACTACCGCTTGTTATTGCTTGCAGTGCCATTAGCACTTTTGCCATTTGTGCAGTATCGTCTAACTTGATACTGATTTCGCCACCTTGTGCGCCCATGCCGTTATCCATTCCCATTGGAGGACATTCTGCGATTGCTGATTCCTGCAATGTTTTCTTCTCAACATTGTCGAAACCTTTCAAGATGTTTAACATTGCATTATCCATAATAATCTCCTAGCTTAATACAGCCTTGTTGTTCATTTTATCATCAGCAGGTGTTTCTGCTTTGTAATCTTTATCGCCATCTTCTTTTTTGGCTTTTTCCAGTTCTTTGAGCAAGTCCATTACTCTTGTACTGCCAACATCTGCTTGAGCACTTTCTCCGCCCATGTCTTCTTGTGTTAGCATTGTTTCGTATTCAGTGTCCTCTTTCTTTTCTTGATAAAGTTCTTGAGGCTCTTCAGGATTTCTTACAATAACATGGCTTGCAGGTACATCACAGCATTGTGCAATATATTCTTGTATTGCATCAGTTGTTGTTGGATATTTTACTTCTGCATCCCAGTAATACACATCAATATTTTCTAACTGTGGAAAATCTAATGGGCGTTCTTGAATAGGTGTTTTTTTGGCTTTGCTCCAACTTGCAACACTCCATTTTTCCATGCACTTGCGAATTTGTTCTTCGCATGTTTTACCGTAGTCACCTGCTACTCCAATTTTCCATGCATATGTTCTATGCGATTCTGTTAATAACTCTTTAATACTTTTCATTGTAAGGATCCTATTATATACTATTTATCACTATCGATACCTTTTAGACGTTCTAACAAGCTGTTTCTATCAGTAACTACAAACCCTTCTCCGCTAGTAAATCCATCTGTACTGCCAGAATCTTTGTCCATTTTTTCTTTTTTAAGTTGTAGTTCAACCATTTTTAATTTTTTATCTAGTTTTGCAACTTTGGCATCTAGATTAGTTTTTAACATAGTTCCTGCAACTTCAAATACTCTACCACTATAACGACTTTCGACATTCATACCTAAATCCATTAGATCCTCGTATGCCTGCATGGCTTTATCAGCAACTTCGTTTAATTCTTTATCAGCAAGTTCACCTAACCCTTTTACTTGAGGTAATGCAGCAGAAATTTTATCTAGTTCATTTATGTCTCTAAATGTTTCTTCTACAGATGGCATTGAGACTTTTGAAGTTTTATTTTCTTCTACTATTTTTTTATTTTCTGGTAAATCAAAAAGATTTTCAAGTTTTTTTGTCATAATAATATCCATTATATGCTAGTATTATTTATCTACATTACCTAGTGCCGCTGTGGAAAATATCTTGTTCTGTGACTACTCTAAATGTAATTTTGTTTTGTTTGCAATACGAATGTGCTGCTGACCATTTTGCATGATTTAATAATACATGAGCTTTGTTTTTTTGATTGCGGCCTGCGTTTTCCATAGTCATTTGATTACTAGGTTTTACTTCAATAAGTTCTGCTTTTTGCCTACCATTAGCATCTACATATGCAATAAAAAAATCAGGAACATATATTGTTTGTTTTCCAGTGAATGGATTTCTATATGGTATTTTTATTGCTTCGCTTGCCCATTTAGTAACACTAGGATGTTCATCACAAAACTTCATAAATGCAAACTCCCAACTACTTCTATAAGTTGGAGTTCTGCCACCTACATACTTTTCAGGATTCTTAATACTATATTTGCCTTGGGCCCATTTTGCCATTACTCAATGATATTCCTTTCTTCAAAGGATACATTAACATTGTCTTGTTTAAATCCCAAAACACTTATTTTGTTTCTATTATTATTTAAAATAGCAGTAACTAATCCTGTCAGTTTTACTTTATCAAGATTTTTTAATGATTCTAGTAAATCAAATACTGGTTTGCCTTCTGCTTTAGCTTGACTTAGTACCAAAGTTCCTGTACTTATACTAGCTTGTTTATCAAACCCTTTGCTTTCAAAAAAAGAGATTACTGCATCAACATCATTGCTTGAAAAATTTATACTATCTTTTCCATAGTTAGAAAAAAAACTTTTTGTTTGTCCAGCACTATCTATTTGAGAAATATTTTTTTCGTAACTCATTTAAATAAACCTTTTTATAATAGCAGATGTTATATTTTGTGCATCTTGATTTTTTGGAAAAATATAGTTTGCAACTGTGTTGCTTATAACATTTTCTACAATATTAGGTGCTTGACCTGGATTAGATAATACATTAGATGCATTTACAACCACATTAGATCCAAAAAGTTTTTGGTTTGTAGCTAAACTTTGACTGCCTAATAAAGCATTATCTCTACCATTTATTGAACTTGTTATAGTTGCTTGTCCTAAAGGACTAGGAGTTTGATCATATCTATAATCTCCAAATCCTGCAGGTATATTTCCAATATCTGTTCTATTTACATCCATAATAACTGCTTCGTAACTTATTCTCATTCGATTTGTTGCAAACTCAGATCCTTGACTGTTAACTTCGTCATGATCCCAAGATTCTATAATAGGATTAATCAATGTAAAACTTGTTGATGTTGGTGTTAAATCGTTTGTATGTAACTGAAAAATTTGAATACTTGTAAAAAAGTTATCTGCCTTGTTAGGACGATCTAATCCAAACTTATATCGCATAACTTCGCCATTATCGTATGAGCTATTTAAACCGTTGTTTCTAAGGTATGCAGGATCAGTAACTGGTGGAGATGTGTCAACTCCGTGATTAGCATCAGAGTAATAATAATCAAAGTATTTTTGAAACAAAAAGTTAGTAAGGTTAGCACTATCATCGTGCCATAACATATTGATTGGATCGTATTGAACACCTGTTTGTATAACTTTTTTTCTATTATATTGATTTAGTGTTTCGGTGCGCATTTGATAACCAGGTAAATCACATTGTTTAACTAAAAGATGCATTTCTCTTTTAGCAACATTATCTAAACCATTTGTTGTTAATATAATATTTTCATTTATATTTAATACAACATGATAAAGATGTTTTAACTTAGGAGACAAACGCATATTACCATCAACAAACACACGAGCTGCATGTTGATAATCTCTAAGTGTACTTCCTGTTACATTGTTTGCAAAGTTATATTGAGCCATATAGTATTTATCTTGTATATTAAATGCGTATAAAATAAAAAAGCAAGGAAAACTCCTTGCTTTTTATTATGCCAATAGTTTTTGTAAACCTTAGCCGCCGACGCCGGTAACGTTGTTTGTTAACGGTCCGTCTATTGTGACATCATTTGGGTTTTGGATTGCGTTATCATATTGAATATTTAAAGTGATTGATACAGGATCATTGTTTGCATATGCTAAAGTATTATAGTTTACTTCAGTTACATAGCAACCAAAAAGTGCCCAAGTATCTAGTGTTCTTTCTTCAATAGCACCATTACCGCCGTCAAGAATATCAATGTCCATTCTAAACTTATAATCTTGTCCTGATACCGGTGCTGCTTGTTCTGCAAAGTCAAACTGTTTTTGTATCTGTGCAGATACAGCAGCTTGAACATTATTTGAAACATCGTCTCTTAAGTTAAGTGTGACAGGATTCCATGTGTGTTTACCTGCTAAGTTAACCTTTGAGTTGTAAATTTCAATTGGCATGTTTTCAAATGTTAAGTTTGGTCTAGTTACGTCAATAACTTGCTTTGTAAGCTCATAGTTTGGCGGTGTACCTGTACCAAAGTTGATAAGTCTAACACGGAAACGATATTGTAGTTTTGGCATTAGTAAGCCTTCGTTACTATTTGCTCCTGCGTTAGGTACTGTAATTTTATTTAAACCTATTGACATATTATACTCCTATTCACAAGTATTTATCATATTAGGGGGTTATTTTATAAACCCCCTATTTAATGATATTATAAACCTGCAATCTCTCCTGTATTTTTAAGGCGAAGCGGAATGTAAATAAACTCTACTGCCTTAGTTGGTTCGATAGCAATATCTACATATAGTTCGTTTCTATCAATTCTTGCTGGTGTGTTGTTTGTTGTATCACAAACAACTAAGAAGTCTTGAATAGCTCTTAAACTTTGTAGTTCTAGCATTAAACTTTCTGTTGCTGCTTTAATCTCATCTCTAGTAAACTTATCATTAGGTTCAAAGATATAAGGTTTAGCAAGTTTTTTCAGTTGCGAACGTAAGTAAACAACTAGTCTTGCAACATTAACACGGTCTAATGCACTTGCATTTCTTGCACGAGTTTTTTGTCCATAAACTACTAAACCTGCGCCGTTTAAGAAAGTAATAGGGTTAACATTGTTTTCATAAAGGATGTTTCTTTGTCCTTCATTTAATGCAATACTTACAAACTCACCTTCGTTGTTGATATAACCAGTTGCAGTTGCGTTAGTTACGCCACCACGTCTAGTACCTGCTGGTGCAAACCATGGATAAGCAACTTGGTCATTTAGAGCAATAGTGCGTAGTGCAATGTGCGATGCTGGAACAACAATGTTGTTGCCTGCGTTGTCACTTGTGAATCCACTTGGATAGTAAACACCCAAATATTCATCACTTGTTACTAGACCATTTTTATCATCTTCTGCTGAAAGATTTTTGTTTGTTGCCCACTCGCTTAGTGATGTTGTATCACTTTTTAGTCTCATTGGCGAATCGCCTACAACAAATGCTGTCAATCCTCTATCAGTATTTAATGTGATCATTTCACCGATTAGTTCTGGATAACCAGGTGTTGCAATCAAGTTAAACACATTTCTTTCGTCATCACGGATGTCGTCATTGTTATTAACTGCTGCCTGTAGTCCTTGTACAACAACTTTACGTTGTGCATTACGTCCAAAGCTACCTGAACCATCTAGGTTGTTTGCACTTTCTGTAACCCAACGGTTTGCAAAGTATCCTGCCATTGATTCATCGCTGGCACGAGCATTAGTATCATCAACATCAATGTAGTTACGCTCATAACGTTTAACATTAAATCCACTTCTACGTGTGTTCCATAGCAGCATACCTTTTGGATATAGTGCTGGATCTGGAGCATCTGGATCTAAGTAGTTGCTTGATAGTAGATCTGCAATATCACCTGCGTCTTCACTGTTTGCACCTGCTGTGTTGTAACGTGCATCTGCAAATAGTACACCATTTTCGGTTGTTTGATCTGTTTTATCTAGCAATACCCATTTGCTACTAGTACCGTTGTATCTGTAAACAGCTGGATAGTTTTCTAAATCTGCTGTGCTTACCCAAACATCTCCATCAACAAGTCCTGATTTATCTGACTGCTCAGTTGGTTCACTTGCACTTACAATAGGACCTGCTGGATCTGCGTCAGTGTATTCATTTTTCAAACCAACCCATGTTGTACCATTATGTACCATGATGTCTACTTCATCAACAACACTGCTATACCATAGAGCGCCTTGTGCTGGGGTAGTTGTTGGCTCGCCATCTTTTGCTGTATATGATAATACATCCCAGTTACTTGCCATATATTCTAATGGAGTACTACTTGAGTCTGTGCCTGGCTTATAATAAAGATTTTTTGTGCTTGCTGTATTAGTAGCCACGTAAGGAGTAAAGATAGTGCCAAAAGATCCGTCAGTATCTGTAATACGAATATCTCCTCCTGTATTATGACTTACTACAACACGATTATCACTTGAAACGCTTGCACGTACATTTGTTAATCCAGTTGCGTTAATAGCACTTGCCATTGCTTCTGCATCAGATGCATTTCCTGTTGCTGTCCATGAAACAGTTGCATTAGTAAACGCTGCGCTGTTTACACGGGTTTCTTGTAAAGTAAACGTATAAGTAGCAGCACCAAATTTACCTGTACCTACAACAGAACTAGTAACTGTAGTTGCACCTGCATTTGCACGTCTGTACAACTTAAAGTTTGCTAGTTTATCTGTTGCTTCAGATGTATTTGGCATTGTATAAACAGTACCAACTGCAATGTTTAATCCGCCTCCGGTGCTATCTAATCCATAAATTGCATCAGCATTTGTATTGTAGATTGGTGCATCTACTTCTGACCACTCATCTGATGTTGCATTGTAAGTTTTAACAAGAATGTTTGCACCATTGTTTGGTGTGCTTGTTTTAAACCATACACTACCTGTTGGGCGTGGCGTTGTATCTGATGATTTCCATTCTGGAACAGATGTATGCTTTGCTATAGCAAGTTGAGGAACAGCACGTTCTGTACCGTCTGCAGGTAATCCTAATGCATTTAATGTTGCATCATCGCCGTAAATAGCAACAGTACCTGAAGCAGCACCTGTATAAAATATGTGTAGGAATCCACTAACTGCCTCGGCTGTTAATCCAGAAATACCAGAGGCATTAATATCGTTTACTACTGTTGTTAATGTAGTACCACTCATTGTGATATCTACTTGGTCGCCTGTGCTATCTCCGCCTAAATCTACAGTGATAACTTTTCCTGAAGTAACAGTTGGATTGTTAACAGTACCTTTTAAAAACGGATGACTTGCTACCCAATCTGGTGAACCAACATTTACCCAAGTACCTGATGAGTTTTTATACCATAATGTATTAGTTGTTGTTACTGCAACTAGGGCGTAATCTCCATTAATACCAACAGAACCCTTTGGAGTGTAATCTTCGCCTGCATAATCAACAACTTTTGTTGTGTCTGTTATTACAATAGGTTCTTTATTAGTAAATGATTGTCCACCTGTTGTAGATGCAGCTTCGCCGTTCCATTCAAAAATACCATAGTTTGAATCATTAGTATCAAACCAATAAGCACCATCGAGTGGTTTTCCTGCTGTAGGTGTTGAACTTGCAGTAATAGCATTTAAATCAATATCTGCTCTAACTACATATGCTCTATTTGCAACACCTAAATAACTATATGCTGCTTGTAAACCATATTCGTTTTGTTCGCCCCCATTAATAGAGTTGTTATTAGCATCTGTATAAAATAGTGGATCACCAAAAGTTTCTGCAAGCTCTCTTTGTGAACTCATCACATAAACTTTACCTGCATTGGCTTTTGTTGTACCAGGCGCTATACCCGTACCGCCTGGATTTGTTTTGTTTTCCTTTGTAGCTACAAAGATAAGCGGTGTTGTGCCTGGTTCAGCTGGAGTGTAAAAACTCTCGTCAATAACCGAAACCTGAACACCTGGTGATGTTAATCCTGCCATATTTTTCTCCTTAGGATTATAATTATATTAATATTTAGCAGGTATTGATAAAAACCACCGGTTTTTAGCGGTTATATACGTCTATTATGTAGAAAAAATATTAAATCATTTGTCCAAAATTCTAAGTCTGCTAATGTTCCATTATTATCTATATAATAATCAGCCATCCAAGGTTCTATACTCATAGAGTCTTTTGATTCAGGCGGCAAATAATCACTACGATCTACCCAAATAGCATAGTCAAATACACCTGTATTTTTCATTGCAAAAAATTCACGTTTATTTCGCAAGCCGCAATAGATATCGTGTGCTTTGAAAATTTCTCTACCTAGTTTTGCAGCATCAGGATAGTTATAATCACAAATAGCATTATACCATTCTGCTCTATGATTGTGCCTGTCGTTATAACATTCTTCTTCTGAAGTGTAGTTATATTTCTTTTTCAACATATCATAGATAAAAAGTTTAGAGCAAAATGCACTACTACTTTCAAAACTATATCCGTGTTTATCTCTTAATATTTCGCAGAGGGTATCTTTACCGTGTCTGCCATGTCCAACAACTAATAACTTTTTTCGCATAAGTTATATTACATTGATTGCATATATTTGTCAACCTATTGTAAATGCATATCCTGTGCCACCTGGAACTGCTAGTGCAACTTCTGCTTCTAGTTTTTCCATTTCAGACTGGGCTTCTGCTTTAAGACTCGCTCCATTAAGGCTAGTACCGCCTTGAGGACCTGCGATAGTAGCGAACTTTTCACGTGCCTCTCCTAACATATATTTGCAGGCAGCAAGAGTGTAATCTTTTATCCACTGCTTTGCAATGTAATCTTTTAACAATTCACTGTCGGGTCTGTAGTTATAGCATTCTAATAGCACTTCTTCACCACCACGTGGACGTTGTAAAATAGTAAGTTTTTTTGTAGTTGAGTTCCATGTAAATTCTATAAAACTACCAAACATTCTACCAACTAGTTCTTGCTGTTGGGCAAAAAGTTCATATGTAGCAAGACCGCCCATGCCTGAACCTGCTAGTAGATATGTATTTGTATAAGCTAAGTTAAATGGTTCATATAATGTGCCTCCGTCACCGCCGCCACTACGTGAACCAACGCTTCTACGAAATATCTGATTTACTTCTACAACTTCGTTTGGTAATGTGTATTCATTGGTATCTTCAACTAGTATTAAGCTAACATAACTTTCTTCAACACTATGATCACTACGCATTCTAAATCTAGTTAATGCTTTAGTTAATCCAGTTTCATAATGTATTGGATCAAGTTCGACATCAACCATGCCTCCGCCTAAAAATGCGTGTACATAATCAAATACTTCTTGTTTTTGGGTAACTAAGTTATTATCTGCCATTTTTTATCTCCATTTGTATTTATGCTAAATATACATATGCCAAGACTTAGTTTATATAGACCAAACAAAACAGCCGATTACGAGTTTTTAGATAAGGTTATCTATGAACAGTTTAGTGTTGGCGGAACAGATCTTTTTGTACACAAATACCTCGGTACAGAAAATCCTAGTGAGGATGATGCCACAGCTGATCAACCTCGATATGATAATATCAAAGAAACAAATATTCAAGACATGTTGTTTTTAGAAAATCGTGATAGAAAATACGATAAAGATATTTACACAATGAGAGGTATCTATAATATATCAGATACTGATTTTAATCTTAGTCAGTTTGGATTATTTTTAAGTAATGATACATTGTTTATAACTATACATCAAAATGCAAGTGTAAAAACACTAGGTAGAAAAATAATGAGCGGCGATGTTATTGAGTTGCCACACTTAGCAGACGAATATGCACTTAATGATTTCAGTGTAGCATTGAAAAGATTTTATGTTGTTGAAGATGTAAACAGAGCAGCAGAAGGCTTTAGCCAAACTTGGTATCCTCATTTGTATAGATTAAAATGCAAACAAATGGTAGACAGTCAAGAGTTTAAAGATATTTTAGATTTACCAGCTGGAGATGAAGAGGGTAACACTTTAAAAGATTTGTTAAGCACCTTTGAAACTGAAATGCAAATCAATAATGCAGTTGTTGCTCAAGCCGAGGCTGACGCTCCAAATAGTGGAGCAAATACAAAACATTTATACACATTACAAGTTGACGACCAAGGGCGTCCAGAGCTACAAACAGTAGATGTAACAGACTTAGATGCATCAACTACTATGGAAGCAGATAGAATAAACAAAGCACCAGAAAGAACTGGATATACAGGTTACTTGCTAGGTGACGGTATACCTCCTAACGGAGAAGCATTTGGTAGTGGCATATCTTTTCCAACAGATACTCACATTGGAGACTATTTTTTAAGAACAGACTTTTTGCCAAATAGATTATTTAGATACGATGGAAGTAGATGGGTTAAAATGGAAGATGCAGTTAGACATACATTGTCAAATTCAGATACAAGAAATACACAAAGAACTGGTTTTGTTAACAATACAAAAGAAAGCAATATTGCAGGCGATGTTGTAAAAGAAAGACAATCACTAAGTAAAGCTCTAAAACCAAAGGCAGATAACTAATGCAACATTTTTATGATGGACAAATAAGACGTTACATAACACAAATTGTAAGATTAATGAGTGGGTTTACATATAAAACAAATGATGGTACTATTTCTTCTATACCTGTAATGTACGGAGACTTAACTAGACAAGTTGCAAATATTATTAGAGACAACAGTGAAAACAAAATGCCAAGTGTGCCACGTATTTCTGTTTATGTTACAAGTTTAGAGATGGACAGGACACGTTCTAGTGACGCTACTTTTGTAAGTAAGATGAACATTAGAGAACGTGCATACGACAGCAGTAATAACGAATATTTAAATACTCAAGGCAAAAACTATACTATAGAACGTGCGATGCCAAGTCCGTATACATTAGGAGTTTCTTGTGATATTTGGTCCAGTAATACTGATCAAAAACTACAGATATTAGAGCAAATATTAATGTTGTTTAATCCTAGTTTAGAAATACAAACAACCGATAACTACATCGACTGGACAAGTCTCAGTGTAGTAAACTTGGATAGAGTAAGTTTTTCAAATAGAACAATACCTGTTGGCATTGATAGTGAAATAGATGTTGCTACACTAGAATTTAGCACTCCGATATTTATTAGCCTACCTGTTAAAGTTAAAAAGCTAGGTGTTGTGACAAATATTATTGCTAATATTTTTAATGAAGCTACAGGAAGTATTGACTTAGGACAAAGCATGCCTGAACTAAACGCTTATAGCGAAACTCCTCATCCAATAGAAAAGGTTACCGACAAAGATCTAAATACTACTACAAGGATAGACGATGTGACAAACAACAGAGTAACAACATCTACAACATTTAGAGATTATGGAGTTTATGTACTAGGGAATACAGTACAACTTATTGATGGTAGAGATGTTGGAGTAGTAAACTGGAGAGAAATTATCGAGTCTTATCCAGGCCAATATGTAGCTGATGTTTCTCGAATAACTTTAAGGAAAAATAATACTGATAGTTTAATTGTAGGAACATTTACATTAAATGCTTTAGATGAAACAAAAATAACAGTAAACTGGGACACAGACACTTTACCTACAGGCGATATTATTGCAGGTCCTGCAAGAGATACAAATAGTTTAACAAGTATTGATAAAATAGTAGATCCTTCAAACTACAATCCGTCTAACGACAAAGTAAATGGCTTTAGAGTTTTAATATTAGGAGATATTAATCCTAGTGAAAATGTAGGACAGGATGTAGGAGAAACGCCTTACAACTTTGTATATGACGGTCCTGATGCATGGAAAAACAACGACGGTAACGATTTTGTAGCAAGTGAAAATGATATTATTGAATGGGATGGTGCAAAATGGAATATTATATTTGATGCAAGCGAAACCAGTGCAGTAACTAACACACAAAATCTTACAACGAATATAATATATTCATGGACTGGTATAGAGTGGATACAAGCCTACGAAGGCGAATATTCACATGGGAACTGGAATGTTCAGTTAGGCGGATAACTATTTGTATGAAAAAGATAGTTTGCAGCGGTACATTATTTTATACTTTAAATACAAATAGGTTTTTATTTTTACACAGAACTAGTAGTAAGCACCACAATGTTTGGGGATTAGTTGGAGGCACCAACGAAAAAGAAGAAACTCCTTGGACGGGATTGCTTAGAGAAATCGAAGAAGAAATAGGGTTTGTACCAGATATTAAAAAAACTATTCCTCTTGAAACTTTTATTAGTAAAGATGAACATTTTCATTTTCATACATACTTGTGTGTAGTAAATGAAGAGTTTATTCCAAATTTAAATAAAGAACATGATGGATATTCTTGGGTAAGTTTTGGTAAATGGCCAAAGCCATTACATCAAGGATTAAGTAATACACTAAAAAATAAAACAAATCAAAATAAACTTTTAACTGTTTTTGAAGTTATCAAACTGTTGTCTTAACCAATTAAAGTCGTTGATTTTACGCAGTTCTTCTAGATTGCCTCTATTTGCTTCGCCGTATTCTTTACCAGCTTTAGCGCCAGCAACACAGATTTTGCCAAACGGTTTATCTTTACCTCTTGTACACCAAGCATTTAATCTAAACTCAGTTTCTTCGTCAAGTTGTCCATCAATAGCTCTTGCACTCAGTTTTACACATTCACGGAAAGCACTACGCCATGTGCTAAACTCATCTGTATTAAACTTGGTAATATTAGATACCCTATTAACAGTTTTAAATAACGGACTAATACTTGTAGTCATATCAGGCTTGCTTGTATCCATATTAAGTGTTAACTCTCTCGGTAATAGTTTTACAGCACCATAACCGTATATTAATCCGTTGATTGGATTTTGCGACTTCCACACATGCACAGTTTTTCTACTATCAGGGTCATATGCTGGTACATAGTAATCAAAGTTAAAGTTGTCTACTATTTCTGCATCAGCATCTACAATCCAAATCATATCTGTAGTACATTGTTTTGCTGCTTCAATGTGAGCTGCGTGAATACCTTCAACACCATGTATGCGTTTTGCTCTTGGAAAACGTTCTAACAAACTTGCATAGTTATTATCTGCTTGTTCTTCGTCTTTGCTGATAAACACAATATCATAAGATTTAGGTTTACTAGCGACAATTTCATATTGTTTTTTGTGTGTTAAAAAACGCATATTAATTTCACGTTCTGTAATAGGAACTTTTTTACTTACAAGACTGATACCGTCCCATGCATTACCATTTTTAAACACATGATTAGTTTCTCTCTCAAACCATTGATTATGTGTAAAATAAGTTTCAAAGTTAAAATCTTTAGAAACAACAACTTCAGGTGGCACCATCCAAAACATCTCTGTAGAAGATTCTTTAATAGCACGTTCATAATCACTGTAAGTGTTTATTACAAACTTGTCATATTTAACAGGACCACTGGCAACAATGTTCCATTCTTTTCTTTTAGCAACTAGTCTGTGCTCAATCTCTTTTTGTGTTAAAGGTGAACGTTTTGTAAGCAGGAACAATCCATTATGAAAATCTTCATTATTTACTCTATGTATAAATGTATGATTGATATTTCTATCATAGCTGTTATGATGACTAAAATACATAGATAAGTCAAAGTCATTGTTTATTTTTATATTAGGAGTGGTTGCCCAAAACATTTCAGTGCTTGAATCTTCAATAGCTTCAAGATAATCATCATATGTTTCAATGTTAAATATATCATATTGTTTAGGCTTACTCGCTACTGTTTCCCATTTTTTACTATTTGCATAAAATCTATTTTCTACTTCTTTTCTAGTAACAGGATTATTTTTACTAAACAATACAATACCGTCATAATGTTCGCCGTTTAAAAATACATGATTTGTTTCTCTATCGTACTTGTTATCATGTGAAAAGTATGTGTCAAACTTAAAATCTAAAATATCTATGTCGCTAGGAACACCCCAAAACATTTCAGTTTTACTAGTATCTAATGCAGTTAAATAATCATTATAATTATCAATGGTAAACTTGTTGTACATTATGGGTTTACTTGCAACAGTATTCCATTCTTTACCTGCAAGCAAGTGTCTATGCTCAACTTCACGTTGTGTTAATGGTCTATGCTTGCTAAACAAAAATAATCCATTGCGTAGTTTTTTATCACCAACTTTGTGAATAAAACTATGATTTTGTTTTCTATCATAATCATAATCGTGGCTGAAGTAAATGTTAAAGTCAAAATCGCTTGTATCTATGTTATTACTGCATCCCCAAAACATTTCAGTATTAGACGATTCTAATGCATTAACATAATCCATGTAAGTTTCAATATTGAACTTATCGTACACAACTTTTGTACTTGCTTCAATATCCCATTCTTTAGCGTTTACTATATGTCTATATAATATTTCTTTTTCAGTAACAGGTGTATGTTTACTGAGTAAAAACAAACCATTATACATTTTTTTGCCATCTACATTATGAATAAATGCATGATTTGTTTTACGATCGTATTCATTATTCCAATCAAATACTATATCAAAATTAAAATTATCAGTACTAATGTTGTGTGTGTTGGCCCAAAATAACTCTGTTTTAGCATTATCTAAAGCGTCTAAATAGTCTTCATATGTATCAATGTTAAATATATCATATTGTTTAGATTCACTTAAAATAATATCCCATTCTTTTCTTTTTACAATATGTTTATGTTCAACTTCTTTTTCTGTAACCGGAGAATGTTTACTGTAAAGTATTACTCCATTATAACTTGTTTGATTACCTTTGTGTAAGAACTGATGGTTAGTGTTTCTGTCATACTCGTTGTCATGAGTAAAATATATGTCTAAAGGAGCAAGTAGCTTTGTATAACTGGACAAACCCCAAAACATTTCTGTTTGACTTTTACTAAATGCTTCAACATAATCGTCATATGTGTCAATAATAAAACTGTCATATTGTTTTGCTTTTGTGCAAGGACTTTTCCATTGTTTCACATCTATGATATGTCTATATTCGATTTCTTTACTTGTAATAGGTTTGTTAATACTTAGAAGAAAAATACCATTATACTTGTCATCACAATGCAAAAAGGCATGATTCATATTTCGATCAAATACGTTGTCATGACTAAAATACAAACTATAATCAAAGTTAGAATCATCAACGTTTCTAGACGTAGCCCAAAACATTTCTGTTGTTGAGTTATCTAATGCTTCAAGATAATCGTCATAACTTTCAACAATAAACTTATCATAAGTTTTTGGTTTACTTCCTACAATATCCCAATACTTACATTCAGCAATGTGTCTATATTGGATTTCTTTTTCTGTAACAGATTTGTTTATACTCATTAAAAACAAACCATTATATAGTTTTTTTTCTTTTACCTCATGAATAAAAGCGTGATTAGTATTTCTATCATACTCGTTATCATGTGTAAAATAGATATTAAAATCAAAGTTACTTGTGTCAATATTTTTACTTGTCATCCAAAACATTTCTGTTTCGCATGTATCCATTGCAAACTTGTAATCTTGCCAGCTATCAACTGTGTAAACTTCGTATTTTTTAGGTCCACTTGCAACAATATCCCATTCTTTTCGATTTACTAAAAACCTGTGTTCTACTTCTTTTTTACTAATAGGACAATGTCTACTGATTAAAAATAAACCGTTATAATATTCTTTACCATCAACTACATGTTTAAATGCATGATTTATTTTTCTGTCATACTGATTGTCATGACTAAAATAAACACTTGAAAAATCAAAATCACTAGTATCAATATTAGCACTACTCATCCAAAACATTTCTGGACCGTTATTATAAAATGCCATTTCGTAATCTTCAAAACTATCCACAATATACAAAGGATATGTGATAGGCTTACTTGCTATTGTTAGCCATTCTTTAACATCGATGATGTGTCTATACTCTAACTCTTTGGGTGTAATAGGCGAATGCTTACTTAATAAGAATAATCCGTTGTAGAGAATATTACCATCTACGCCATGAGCAAATGCATGGTTGTGTGTTCTGTCATATGTATTATCATGAGTAAAATAGATACTAGAAAAATCAAAACTACTTGTGTCTATATTTTCACTATCTGCCCAAAATAACTCTGTTGTGCTTTTTTCAAGTGCAATTTTATAATCTTCATATGTTTCGATTATAAACTTGTCATATTGTTTTGCACCACTTGCAACAATATCCCAATGCTTTACATTTATTAAATGTCTGTACTCAATTTCTTTTTCAGTAACTATACAGTTCTTTGAAAATAAAAATATACCATTGTAAAAATCTTCATTGTCTACTCTGTGAATAAATGCATGATTAATATTTCTATCATATGTATTGTCATGAGAAAAGTATAAATCTTTTACCATGCCACTGTAAAAATCGACATTATTACTAGTTCCCCAAAACATTTCAGTTTTAGATTTTTTTAATGCATTAATATAATCATCATATGTTTCTATTACAAACTCGTCATAGATTACAGATCTACTTGCAACAACATTCCATTCTTTTTTCTGTATTAAATGTCTGTGTTCTATTTCTTTTTGAGATATAACTGAATGCTTACTTAATAACCATAATCCGTTGTATAACTCTTTATCGTCTACTTTATGAATAAATGCGTGATTTGTTTTTCTATCATAAACATTACTGTGTTCAAAATAATGATTAAAATCAAAGTCTATTGAAATATTAGGTGTAGTTGCATAAAACATTTCAGTTTTAGAGTTTTCTAATGCAGTAAGATAATCGTCATAGGTTTGGATAGTAAATACATCGTAAGGAACACTACCGCTTAAAACAATATCCCATTCTTTACGTTTAGCAACAAACCTATGTTCAACTTCTTTTTTTGTAAGTTTTTTATTTTTATTAATCAAATATATACCAGTTCTAAACATTTCTCCATTTACAGCATGTAAAAAACTGTGGTGTTGATTTCTATCTATAACACTATGATAGCTGATATAAAAGTCTTCAATAACATCATAATCTAGGATATTGAGATTTGCACTGCTCATCCAAAACAAATCTGTTGTTGTATTTTCTATTGCATCTAAGTAATCTTGGTAGTTGTCTATTTCAAAAATATCATAAGATTTTGGAAAACTTGCAACAACATTGTGCTCTTTCTTTTTTACAAAAAATCTATTGTTTATTTCTTTCTCAGTCAATGATACATTTTTACTAAGCAAAGAAATACCGTCATACATATCATTGTTCAAAAATACATGCGTGATGTTTCGATCGTACTGATTATGATGATCAAAGTATAGATTAAATTCAAAATCCGATTTAACAACAACATCATCTGGCACTGCCCAAAACATCTCTGTTGAACTACGCTCTAATGCTAGTTTGTAATCATCGTAGTTATTGACTACAAACTGATCAAACTTTTTTGGGCGGCTTGCTACCACCTCGTGTTGTTTTTTGTTTGTATAAAATCTATGATTAAACTCTTTTTCAGTAACTTTTGCATTTTTTGAAAACAGAACTATACCATCATACTCTTTATCATTTAAGAATACATGATTTATATTGCGATCGTATTGTATGTGATGATCAAAATACAAACTAAAATCAAAATCATCGTTAACATCTACATCGTCTGGAACATACCAAAACATTTCGGTTTTAGAGTTTTCTAATGCACTTAGATAATCTTCATAATTTTTAATACTGAACTTATCGTACTGTATAGGATTACTTGCTAATATTTTTACTTCTTTTTTGTTTACATAAAATCTGTGTTTAACTTCTTTTTCAGTAAGTTCATAGTATTTTGGTAATAGTAAAATACCATCTTGACTGTCACCATTTCTAAACATGTGTGCATATTTGTGGCTCCAATCGTCGGGTTGATATGAAAACTTAAAAATAGGTGTAACGTCAACATCGTCAGGAACTATCCAAAGCATATCAGTATCGCTTAGAGCTTGGGCAGTTTCTATTTCATCTACACACTGAGCATGAGGAAATCTTTCTAAAAGTTTTTTATACTGAATAGAATCTTCTTGACCAATAAAAAACAAGTCAAACTTGTCTTTTCCTTGATAAACATCATACACTCCAGCAATGTGTTCTTGTTTCTCTTTTAACTCTGTAGTAAATCTAGTTGGACATAGTTTACACCATTCGTATGATTTTATTCTATGACTAGATTTATAAACATAAGGAAAAACTTGTACTTTTCCTTTTAATATAGGTTGAAAATATAATGGAAACGAATCTAGTATGTCTAAATCTTCATGAACAATCCATACCCAGTCTGCTTGGTCTTTGTATTGCAGTGCTTGTGTTTCGTCCTCTGGATTTGATGTTCTATGTATAGGCCATGTTTTTAAAAAATGATTTTTTAAAACATCTTGTGAATTATAAACTTTTTTTCCAAACTTTTCAAACTTATCAAATGCTGTGCTCATTTTATATCTTTTAACCTAAATGATTTTGTGCCGTAATGTGCTATTTCTTGACTTAAACTAGCATCAACATATATTTCAAAACCAGCGTCATTTGCATTTTTACAGAAAAAAATGTCTTCACCGCTTAAATCTTTTGTATCTTCATTATACAAGTATTGATGCCATGGTTTAGAAATATATTTATATACGTGTGTTTTCACAAGCATACAACCCATTCCTACACCAAATACTTTATGTATTCCATTTTGTGCATCTAATCTAGAATCCAAGTTGTTTGCATCTGTAAATGCAGTGCTTTTATAAGGAGGCACTCTAGTGCTATATGCTGCTGCAACAATGTCTTTGTCGTGTTCTAAGAGTTTATTCACTGTTGCAGTTGGAATGTGCATATCACTGTCTAACCACATAATATGAGTAGCATTATATTCTAATGCCTGATCTACTAATGTATTCCTTTGTTGCGGTATGACAGAACCTAAATTGATATAAACTTTAAAATCTATATTATTTTTTGTTAACAAAGAAGAAATATTAGATAAGCTAAGTGCAAACCCTGCATGAACATTGTCTCGTGCAGGAATACATAATGCTACTTTCATTAAACGATTTCTTCAGAAATAGTATCCAAGTTAAGTTGTTTTTCAGCACCAATGGTACTTTCGTTAAGATCTCTTGCTTTTGCCACTGCAATTTTTACTGCTTCTTTAAAATCACTAGCAGGAAGAGAACTCATTACGACCATGTTTTCTGGTTGTACTTTTCCTATTGTTAACAGATCTGCTGCTGCTTTATGTGCAATAACATTAATCCAGTGAATTCTGTCATCTTGTTCTAAACGCTCGGGATGACAAACTTCTGCTTCAGACTCGCCAGCAAGAATAAGTTCTACAATATTGTTATAAAGATCTTCATCTTCAATTTTTAGTGTATCTAGTTTTGCAAGTTTTCTAGATTTTGTGTACTCAGTGGCAAGTTCGACATTGAGTATTTGATATTTTGAATACATATATACATCTCCATTATTTTTATATAGTATATAACTTAGTTTGTTTTGTCAAGTAAAAATTATGGTATCTCATAACTATGTAGATAACCGAGGTTGTCTCTTAAAATAAGTGCTGTACCATTACCGTTGACATCCATTCCTGTTACACCTTGAATATACCAAGGTAGCGTAAAAGTAGCAGTTATACTAGCACTATTAAAACTCCAAGCAGTTGGTACTGTTATTTGATAAATTTGACATCTATAGATTTGTCTAGTTTGATAATATTCTGGATTATAAGTCACCCAAAATGTTAATCCATCATCTGACATAGCAAAACATCTTGCAAAACGACCAAGATTTGCGCTTATACCTGTAATATTAACTAAGTTGAGCGAGCTCCAAAAACTTGCTGCACTTGGACTGCTCATAACACTGCTTGTACCTCTATAAATTGTTAGAGTTTGTGCGGAAGAAGAGCCCTGTATGTATGCATAATGAATGTAAGGATAAGAGGTTAAGTATGTTGGACTGTATGAAACAAATCTTTGAACTTTAAAATCAGTTACAGGTAAAGTAGACCCTATTGTTCTAGTGCTATAACTACCACTTATACCATTTTGTATAGTTCCCGCACTATTTGTGCGTCTATACATCAAGTAGTAAACGCCATTATAGTTATATGCTTGTGCTATCCCTATGCCACTTATTGGATGCATCTGCATACTTAATACATTTTGGGCTGTTGTAGAACTAAATATAGTTGGCATTGTTGCGGTATAAGTCCACGCTCCCATAGCTTGTCCAGCACTAATAGTTGAAAAATCATAAGCAGTAGCCATGTCTTGTTCTACATATTTTCTATTAA